AGAAGACTTTGCTTTCTGCCGTTTATGGAAGAATATAGGTGGTAAATTATATTGTTACATTATGGATTACATCACACATGTTGGTGAGTTTCAGTATACTGGTCGTCTATATGATGAGATGACTAAGCAGGTGGTTGAAAAACCTCCACAATCAGAGTAAAATAAACCCTAAGTAATTACTTAGGAGTTTTTTATGTTTAAATGGATTATTAAGTTAATCCCCAAGTTTATCAAAACTTGGTTAGTCAATCTTTTATATGATGATATAGCTTCCAAAGGTATCAATGGGGATACTGAATTAGCTTATCTTACTCAACAACAACAGAATTTTTTAAAAAGCATCGGTGGATCAGGTACCTTAAATCCTCACACTGGATGTAAACAATATTTTGGACCATTAGCCGTCGGTTTAATGGTTGGTACAGCCGCATTTGGAATAGCTAAACTTGCAGGCTTATCAACTAAAAAAGCATTAGGTATTGGTTTATTGGGTGGACTAGGGGCGGGTGGTATTAAGGCATTAATGGCTGCGCCCACATCCACTGCAATGTCAACGGGTGTAAGTCAATTAGGCACGGCTGCAGGAGCAGGATCCACGGCTGCTGGTCAAGCCGCTTCACAACTTGCTGCATCTACTGGTGGAGGAACAGCTAGTTTTATGGGTGGTGCTGGAGCCACAGGAATAGGTGGTGGAGCAGTAGGCTCAGGGATTGGTGGTGGTGGAGCTATACTTGCTCCATCTGGTGGTGCTTTCGTACCAATAGCACAAGGTGGATCTGGTCTTGTGGCTCCTGCTACTGGTGCACTCGTACCTCCTGCTATGGCTAAACCTCCTGTACCAATTGGTGAACAAATTGAAAGAGGGTTAGGACAAGCGGGTCAATTTGTAAAAGAAAATCCACTTACGACAATCGGTGGTGGTGCTACTTTATTAAGTTTAGCAAGTCAACCGAAAACTCCTGCTTATGGAACCACGGCTGAGGGTCCTTTTTCAGAAGAGGAATACAGACAAGCTTATGAACGTCAAAGAGCACGTGTTGAACCATTCAGTGAAAGAGCTGAATATGAAAGAGATTCAGATTCTTTAACACCTAAAAATATTTATGATCGTCAAGAAATGATGTATGCAAATAAGGGTGGCTTATCTTCATTTAGGGAAGGTGGAGTAAACTACTTACCAAGTAAATCAGATCACGATGAAAAAGATTCAAACAATTATGTTCGTGCTACTGGTTATGTTGAGGATGGTTCTGGTAATGGTGACAAAGATGAAGATACTATGTTAGCACAATTAGCTGATGGTGAATTTGTATCAAGAGCGGATGCTGTTTTAGGGGCAGGTATTATGCAAGGTGCTAACCCAGAAGACTTTAAAGATATGCGAAGAAAAGGTGCTCAGTTTTTTTATAAACAACAAGACCAATTTAAAAGAATTTATGATATTGTAAATGATGGAAATAAAACAAGTTGATATAGAGTGTATAGATGTGTTTTGGGATAGAGTAAAAGGTTGGATTGGAAGAGTGGTAAAACAGACAAACGGACGTCATACTGTTGAAACTACTTACAATCTTTTAAAACAAGGTACAATGACTATGTTTTTAGTTACACATAAAAAACAAATTACTGCTGTTGTTGTTACTCAAAAAGTCTATTACCCTGCAAAGGTTGTGTTAGGTTTTTTATTTATTGGAGGAAAAAAAGTGTGTAAGTATTTAAAAGAGATAGAGGACTACTTTATTAAATATGCACAAAGTTTAGGTCTTGATATAATTGAGTGTTGCGGAAGAAAAGGATGGATAAAAGTGTTGAAAGAACAAAAACAAACTATGAAATTAACAGGGTATGCTTATGAAATTTTTGCTTAAATTATTACCAAATAAAATTAAAATTTGGTTACTAAATGTTCTCTACAAAGAGATTGCAGGTCAAGGGACATGCGGAGATACTGAACTTGCACATATAAATAAAGATGAAGCCTTATTGTTAAAACTTGCAGGTGGTTCAGGAACAATAAATGAACACACTGGGTTAAGACAATATGGAAAAGGTGGTGGTGGCGGAGGTCAACCTGCTCCTGCACCTGCCGCTCCAGCAAATACTACTACGACACAAAGGGAAGCACCTGAGATTGAGGCTCGTAAATTAGCATTATATGATGAAGCAATAGATTTAGCTGCTGTACCTATACCAGTACCAGAGTTTCAAGTTGCAGGGCCTTCTCCTCTTCAACAACAACAATTTCAAGCAGCAGCTAATTTAGGAACGGTAGGTCAACAGGCCTTTCAAGAAGGTATTGCCTCAGTGCTAGGCACTCAACAACTTGCTTTACAAGGTCCAGACATAATGAGATTTATGAATCCTTATCAAAGTTATGTTACTGATGAAATAAATAGACAAGCTGAGATTGGCCGTAATCAACTTTCAAGTCAAGCTATTCAAGCAGGTGCTTTTGGTGGAGGTCGTGAAGGGGTTGCTATGGGTGAACTTGAAACGGGTAGAATACGTTCAATAGGTGATGCTCAAAGACAAGGGTATGAGTCTGCACTTAGAGCTGCACAAACTCAACAAGGACAAGTATTGACAGCAGGTTTACAAGGAGCCTCAGAATTAGGTCGTTTAGGAGCTGCTCAAGCTCAGACTGGTGCAAGTGCCGCTCAAGAAATGGCAAGGGCAGGAGCCGTACAACAACAATTAGCACAACAAGCTTTAACAGCACAAAGACAAACAGAAGTAGCAAGAGCCTATGAGCCTTATCAAAGAATAGAATTTCAAAAAGGTATAATGACGGCCTTACCTACTGCCGCATCAACTGTTACTCAAACAACTGCACCTGGTGTTGATCCACTAGCCAAAGCCGCTTCAACGGGACTTGGTGCTTATGCTGCATATCAACTATTAAAACCGATGGGTTAAGGTATGGATAAAACTTTACTTAGACCTTTATTTCAGAAAAAGTACATGGAGATAAACAAACCACAAGGTTTTGTTAGTGGTGGTGTAGCTATGCAAGCTGATCAAGCTAGACAAAGACAGTCTGGTTTGATGAATTTAGCTCAAGCAAATATTTATACAAATCCTAATACTGGTATCCAACAAAATATTGAAATAGAAGAAACACCCAAACAAGATGTAAATATAACTGAGAGTATAGTCAGTGGTAGAGAAAATCAAAAGGCCTTAGCAGAAGAGCAAGAAGATACAGGGATTATGTCAATTGAACCTCCTCAAAATAAAAAAGATGACACTCTTTCTCAAGAAATTGAAAAATATCAAGCTCAATCCGAAGTGATGAAAGCTACTCAAAATGTCACCAAACAACCTGTTGACCAACCTTTATTTAGCGATGATGAGAAAAAAGGTATATTTGCTGCAAACTTAGCAATTGCTCTAGCTCAACGAGGTGATCCTATGTCTAATTTAGCTATGGGTCTTGGTAGGGGTGCAATGAGCATAGGAAAACTTAAAGCTGCTGAGGCAGAGATAAAAAACAAAAAATCAAAATTTGCCGCAACAAAAAAAGCAATTGACACACGAACAAATAGTCCTGTGTATGTTACTGAGGCTCAGATACAGACGGTAACAAATGCAGATGGGTCTCCACGATATCTTCCAGAAGGTTCAAAAAAATCTCAAGATATTGGTTCATATTTAGTAAGACAAGATGACGGTACTTACGCAGAAAGAATCGTACCAAAATACAAAGTTTTTGAGGCAGTTGACAGTGGTGATTTAACTAAATACAAACCTTTTGATAAAAAAACAGGGGAGTCATTTAAAACTTTTCGTTTTGCTAGAGATGCCTATGGATTCAAAAAAGGTGACCCTGTTACTGTAACAGATAGTGAAATAAAAGAAGATTTAGCAAAATCCCCAGATCAAAGACTTTATATGCCAACTGAATTGACAGACGAACAACAAATGAGACAACTATTACTTACTAACAAAGCAAAAGAAGATATGGAAATAAGAAAAGCACTTAGAAAAGAAATGGATAAGGCAGAAGCTTTAGTAGATTTAATAGGTAAAGTTGACAAACGTTTAGATGTGACTAAGGGTGGAAGTCTAGGCTCTTTGACTAGATTTGTAGGAACATCACAAGCTTTTGGAAATTTTTTAGCTGGTAAAAGACAAACTGATCTTTATTCGGCGCAGGGTAAAGATAATGAAAGATTAATTAAACAAGCAATTCTTAACCCAAAAGAATACGCAGCACAAAATATTGATAATGCTAGAAAACGAGCAGAATTTGTAAAATTAGCAGATGCTTTTAACAAAAGAGTTCAAGCTGAAGCAGCAGGTCTAGAAACTGAAGTCATTGAATTAGCTTACGCTTTAGCTAAAGCGAGAGAAGAAGGTGGACGTTTTTCAGTGAGTGATATCGAATTAGCCATGAGATCAATAAATGCTGGTGTGGATTCAAATCAATTTAGAAGTAGTTTATATGCAATAGGTTCAAGAGTGTTAAGACAACCTCTTAAAAAGTTTAACAGGTTTTATAAAGATTTTGATCCTAAAGAATTAGAAAAAGAACAATTTAAATATCTGGAAGACAGATTAAGATTCTATGACGATCCTTTTAATTATAAACCTCTTGAAAAAGAGGGTGATAAAAGTTTAAAAGATTTTATGAGTTAAAGTTATGAAGTTAAAAAGCATTCCAGAATTAAGAAAAGAATTTCCAAATCTTGAAAATGAAACTGATGATCAAGTGGCAGCTAGGTATTATGATTTTGTAAATTACGATAGAGGTAAAATGAATGAAGATCCATTAGATTATTATGTATTTACAAAATATGTAAACCCAACATCGCCTGATGTAAACTTTCAAGTTTACAAAGACAGTCTAGATCCTGAAGTGGCTAAATCAAAATCAGATGCTCAACATGCATATGATGTGTTTAAAAGACTAAAGGAAGAAAAAAATATAATTTTTGGCACACGACAATTCTTGGATGATTATGCACCAAAGACTGAAGAGAGAGCTGTATCTGGGTCAGGTCAATATGGGCCTACAAAAACAGAAATTGTAAATGTTCCTTATACTGCTGGTGAGATTGCAGATATCACAGGAGAAGTTGCTAAAAGTGATCCTGACTTTCCTTCATTTAAAGCAAGAGCAGTGGGAAGCACAGCCATTGACGAAAAAAATCTTATACAAGGTTACAAAAATGTAGGCTCGCAACATTTTGGTGAGGATGTCGAAGTTAGAAAAGGTCCTGATACTGGAGAATTAGAAATATATAATCCTAAATTGGGAAAATTTATGTTAATAAATAAACCAGGTTTAGATGCTGGTGATTTTGGAGCCGCAGTGAGTGACACGGCAATAGCAGTTGGAGAAGTTCTTGGAACATTAGCTGGAGGAGTTACTGGTTCTCTTGTTGGTCCCATGGGAGCATACACAGGTTCTATAGGTGGTGGTGCTCTTGGTGCTATGGCGGGTGACATGGCAAGAATTTATGTGGGGCATCAGTATTTTGGGATAAATCCAGATGTTGATGGTTTTACTGATTATCTTAATGAAACTATGGCTACTGGTGGTATATCAGTGGCGGCAGGAACTTTATTTGCTGTTCCTGGTATGATTAAATTATTTGCTAAAGGTTCAAAAAAAATGACTGAGGGTTTTGGTGAAAAAGATTTTGAGGCTTTTGTTGGAAGTGCGGAAGAGGCAAAGGATTTAGCAGATAGAGTAAATAAAAAAATTACTGACAATAAGTTGCGTGGTGAACTTAAATTTACTCTTGGTCAAGCAACAAATGACCCAGAACTTCTAGCTTGGCAAAATGCTTTTGAAAAAAGTTCTAAATACGGTGTTAAAGGAGATTTTCATCAATTAAATCAAAATAACGCAATGGCTTTAAAAGAATTGTTTGAATTATATAGAGATGGTTTCGTTGCAAAAAATTTAACAGGAAAGAATCCAGATGGCTTTGATACAGTTATGAAAAAAATGCAAGACAAAGCGTTAGATTTAAACTCTGCAAAAAGAAAACCATTAGTTGATGCTTTAGAAAGTTCTAATAATGATCTGACTGATGCTGTTCTACAATTTCCAGATGGGACAATAAAAGAAGGAGGCATATCTATTAAATCGTCAATAACTGAGTTTCAAGATATGCGAAGAAATGAAATAACAAAAATGTATGAAAATCTATTTAAGGGAATAGATAAGGGGGGTGCTGATGGATTAGGTCTTAGAAAAGTTGGTGTTGAAGAATTAAGAAACACTGTTAAAACTCTTTCTGCCAGAGCAAAAGACACCTTATTAAAAGATTATCCTAGTATGAGTGGTATTCTAAAACTTCCAAAAAAAGGTGAAAAAATTTCTTTTCAAACTTTACATAATACACGTTCTGATTTGTTAAGATTAAAAAGAGATTTAGAGGCTAAAAAGATATCAGCTGAAAATACACCTTCAGAACAACAAATTAATCAATTGGTAAAAGCTATTAACAGACAAATGGATGTAAGTCTTGGTAAAGATGATGTTGGTCTTGCAAAATATAGGGCAATAGATGAGGAAGCAAAAAACTTTTATGATTATTATAATAGATTTGTAGGTAAACTAGTTCAAAAAAATGGTGGAAGATTAAATATTGGTGATGAGGATATATTTAAAACAACTTTTAAAACTGGTAAAACACAACAATCTCGAATCGATGATGTTTACGATGTTTTAAAGACTAATCCTGAGGCTATGGATCTATACAAAAATAACATTAATGAGTTCTATATGCAAATTGTTGATCCAAAAAAAGAAGGTAAAATTGATTTAAACAAACATAAAAAGTTTATTCAAGATTACAAATATAGTTTAGAAAAATTTTTTGGAAAAGATGGTTACAAAGACATTTCTAGAGTTGGTGGTTTACAAAAAAAATTAGATGATATTGAAGTAAAGAACAAAAATTTAATTGCTCAATTGAATAAAACTACAGAGGGACAAATACTTAATAAAGATCCAGAAGATATATTTAAATTTGCATTTCAAGGTAACGAATTTGGTGGAGCAAAACCAACTAAACTGCGAGAAGTTATGGAAATTATCAAAGACGATGAGCTTTTAGAAAATGAATTTAAGACGCTTGTTACACAGAAAATGATGTTAGACACGACTAATCCAACAGATTTTTCTTTTAGTGGTAAGGCTTTTAATAAATTTATAAAAGAAAACAAACAAAATATGAATATTGTATTTAAAGATAACCCACAATATTTAAAAGATATAGATGAGTTTAACAAAGTCTTGTCAATTTTAGATAGAAAATCTACTGACCCAGTTCCACAAAGATTTCAATCTGCTCTTCGTGATCTAATTCGTTCACGAGTTGGTATGTTTACAGTTGCAGGTAGAACGATGACCGCTGGTTTAAAAATAAGCGAGGATATGCTAAATAGAAAACTTGCTGAAATAATACAAAATCCTAAGGAGTTACGAAAATTAATTGATTTAGAAAAAAAGAAACCAAAATTTTTAGATACACCTACAGGTAAACAACTTGTTTATGATTTATTTGGTTCAATCCCTGCAATGCAATATTTTGATACTACACCAGATAAAGAAGATGCATCTTATCTTGACGTATATGAAGTTGAAAAATCTGGTCCATCTATTGAAATTGAAACAGAAGAAGAAATTAAACCACAAAGTCAAGTCGACTCACCAACCGTAGATATGTTCGCTATGGAAACCCCAGCCACGCAACCTGCATCACGACCCTCGGCTCCTCCAGCTCCACCAGCTCAACAAGGAATAGCTGCGATGCAACCGAACAGATCACAACAATATGCAGGGTTGTTTCCTAACGATCCTTCTGGACAAATGATTGCACAAAGAGGAAAACAAAATGCCTGAACCAAGAACAACTAAAGAACATATTATATCTTTGTATGGTCACATTGAGGGTGTCAAAAAAGATGTAAAAACAATTAGAGAAAATCATCTAGCGCACATTCACGAAGATATTGATAAACTTGGTGAAAAAGTCGATAAGTTGTTATTTTGGTTAATGAGCGGTATGCTTACAATTATTATAACAATTATAGGACTTGTGGCATGGATCCAATAACTATCGCAACGGCGGCTTTCGGAGCAATAAAATCTGGAATCGAAGTCGGTAAAGAATTAAATAGCCTTTCTGGTCATATCATAAAATTTGTCAAACAAATGAGTGATGTAGAAGAGCAACACAAAAAAGAAAAAAGCAAATGGTTTACGTCTTCTAATGAAGAAGCTCTACATACTTACTTTAGTTTAAAACAAGTTCACGATATGGAAAATCAATTAAGAGAAATATTTACTTGGCACGGATCACCAGGTGCTTGGAGTGAATTTGTAGCTATTCGAACAGATATAAGAAAAAAGAAAGTTGCAGCAGAGGCAAAACGTAAGGCAGAAAGAGAAAAACGTATGGTAAATTGTGCTTATGGATTACTTGCAGTAACTTTAATCGGTTTAATTGTATTTTTAATAATGATGCTAAATTAGGTTAAAATTTGGGAAAAAACGACCGATTTTAAGAGCTGTCAGCGATTGTTTTTAGTGTAAGTTGACCTTTACTACTTAGCTAAAATACACTAAAATACACTTAGTTAACTAAAAAACCTTATAAGGAGAAAATTATGAGAAAAGGTATGAAATCAAAAGGCTATGCCAAAGGTGGAGCCAAAATGATGAAAGCTATGGGTGGCAGAATGATGGCTAAAGGCTATGCTAAAGGTGGAACAAAAATGAAAATGACTAAAGATATGAAAGTCAAAAAAACACCAATTAAGGCAAGCACAGCAAAAACTAAAAAAATGACTGTAGCTCAATTAAAAAAACAAGCCAAAATGCTTGGAATGAAAGTAAGCAAAGCATAAATTTCTTGCTTTATCATATTTAATACTTATTATGGGGTATGGCCTATTTAATAAAAAACATACCCTATTTTAAAGTTTGGGTAAGAAAAGAATTCACACACAATCACAGAAAATATCAAGGCGAATACATTCATGCATTAGCTTGCGCAGTCACTAGTATTCCTGATAGATGCTTAAGCTTTCAAGTTATATTTACTGGTTGTGAAGACGAAGAGAATAGACTTGAGAACCCCCACGGTGGAGCTATGTGGGCACGAATGCCTATCACGGCTCTTGTGGCAGATGAACCCTTGGAAACTTTTCCTCCTCCCATCCAAACTCATCTAGCACAACCGTGGGATTGTTCTGCACGAAACTTTGAGGTAATGAAATTTGATAGAACATCAAGTAGTCCGTGGCAATGTAAGATAGATGGAGAATTTTATACTGGCAAATATTATTTTACTGTTGATTATACTGGCTCAGAAATAGCTGATGATCCTGCTCAACATAAACAATCACATGTTATTGAACTAACAAGTGGTCCTTGGAAAGGTTGTATCGTAGCTTTACCTAATAATAGAGTAAGAGTTACCTCACCAGCTATGTGGGTCACTGGCCAAGGGGCGCCTGATTTTATTCCTAGTCAATGGACTCATAGTGCAGAAGGGCATGATAGTTATATGGATTGGGAAACAACTTTTGACAATCTATATGCGAATAATAAAGAAAAATAAATCATTTGAAGTTACTGGTTTTGTAATTGATAAAAAATATGATTACAAAAACTTTTCTCGTAACGATGAAGAAACTGGACGAACCTATAACGTAGGTGAAAAAAAAATTCCGTCAGTAACAACTATCCTCAATGCAACACAAAGTGATGAAAAACGACAAGCCTTAAGAAAGTGGAGAGAACGTGTTGGCTACCAAGAGGCATCACGAATCACGACCCAAGCAGCAACAAGAGGAACAGAAATGCATTATATCTTGGAACAATACTTAAATGGAATAGGATATATTAACCTATCAAAAGAGGGTGCTTTACCTCGTATGATGGCACATACGATAGTTTCTAATCTTGACAAATTTAGTCGGGTATATGGAACTGAAGTTACGTTGAACTATGAAGATCAATGGGCAGGATCAACTGACGTTGTCTGTGAATATAACGGAAGACCAACAATACTTGATTTTAAACAATCAAATAAACCAAAAAGAGAAGAATGGATTGAGGACTATTATTATCAAATCGCTGCTTACTCATTAGCGCATAAGAAAAATTTTGGTGATATTAAACAAGGTTTAATTTGTGTATGCACTAAAGATTTATTATTTCAAAGTTTTATTATGAATGAACAACTGTTAAGTGAGTATGAGATAAATTGGTTTGCTCGAGTAGATAAATATTACAAAAATTTAAGTACCTCTTCACCTAAAGTTTGAGCACTTAAGGTCAGTTTTTGATTAAGACTTTTTAAAACAAACTCGTCTATTGTATCTTTTGCAATCAAGTCAATATAAGTTACTTTATTTTCTTGACCTATTCTATGTGCTCTATCTTCTGATTGTTGTCTTATTTCTAAGTTAAATGAATTACTAAAATAAATAACAGTGCTTGCTTCAGTAAGATTTAATCCGTACCCACCCGTACTTGGGTTGCCCACAAAAAATCTTACTTTGTCATTTTTTTGAAAATTAACAACAGCAGAGTTTCGAGCCTCAACAGCAACATCTCCATATATAGAAACAACAGAAATAGTTCCAAATTTATCTTGTAGTGTTTTAATTATTGTTTCGATGTTATGAACAAAGTTTGCCCAAATAATAACTTTACCATCGACTTCGTCTAATATATTTGTTAGTTCAGTAAGTTTTGCATTTGTAAATTCTTTTGTTTCACCGTCATCAGTTTTTAAAAAACCGTTACATACTTGTTGTAGTTTCAGTATTTCTGTTAATTTATTATTGTATGATGCCATCTCATCCTCAATGATCGCACGACAATTTTCTTTCAAAGAATTATATAATTTAATTTGTTGATCCGATAATTTAATATCTCTTCTTTCGTAAATTTTAGGTGGTAAATCTAGACATTCATCTTTTCTTACTCGAAATGAAAAAGTTTTTATTTTGTTTTCCAACTCACCTAAATGTTGATAATATATAGGTATTAAAAGGTTTTTATTAGCGCCGATTTGGATTTGTTTCATAACTGAGTATCGTGCACGAAAAGCATAAAAGTTTGTAAAACCTAAGATACCGGGCTTGAGAAACTCACATTGGCTAAACAAATCAAGGGGAGATTTTGTAATTGGAGAGCCTGTTAGAATTCTTTTGTAAAGTGCTTTTTGTGACACTTTGCATATATTTTTTGTGCGTTTGGCTTGTCTGTTCTTTATAGATGTAGCTTCATCTATCACAACACACATGCTTGAACTATACAGATTTACTATGCTTTCAAGAGTTTTTACTCCAGAAGCATGTGAAAAAGCTTCAACATTAATTAAAAAAAAGTTTAATTTATCTTTTTTTACTTCAAAATTTTTATTTACTTTATGTATGTAAATAGCCGTTTCACAAGGACAATGTATATCAATTTCATTTGCCCAATTGTGATAAACTGAATTTGGAGCAATAACGACTACCAAATTAATTTTTTTCTTGTAATAAAGATACGCAAGATTATCGATGGTAACTTTTGTTTTACCTGTACCCATCTCCATGAAATATGCAAACTCATTTTTGTCTGCCCCAGCTATTAAGGCTTTCCGTTGATGTTCATAGGGTTTAGTTTTATAATTATATTTTTCCATAATCGTTTATGATTGTATCCTATAATTTTTTATTTGACAAAACAACAAAAAAAATTTATTTATAAAATGAACTATAAAAAAGGAGGTCCCTATGGACTTAGAACAAGAAGCAGTCATCAAAGTAAATACAGAAACTTCTGGTGACATTGCTGAAAAATGTAATAAGTTATTGGATCTTCAGAAACAAATGAAAAAGTGTCAGGATAACCTTAAAAATCTTGAAGAACAAGAACGTTTGCTTTCTGAACAAGAGATCCCTAATTTAATGCAACAAGCTGGCATAAGTATGTTGAAACTCGCAGATGGTTCATCTGTTGAAGTAAAACCTTTTTATGCTGCAAAAATTCCTATGTCAAAAGTTGATGAGGCATTCAGTTGGCTCAGTGACAACGGTCATGGGGATTTAATTAAGAATCAAGTGTCTTTGACATTTGGTAAATCTGAAGACAATGTGGCTAATTCACTTGTTGAAGATTTAAAAAACAAGGGACATAATGTATCTCAAAAAAAGAAAGTGGAACCAATGACACTGAAAGGATTTGTTAGAGAACAGATTCAAAACGGTCATAATCTTCCAATGGATTTATTTGGGGTTTATGTTTCAAACAAGACTACAATCAAAAAATAAGGAGATAAACATGAATGAAGTCGCAAAAAAAGAAGACTCACTTCCTAGTCTAAGTAATCTGGAAGACTTTTCTGGCCAAGGTACAGAAAACATCACAGCTCGTGATACAAAACTACCAATACTAAAAATACTTTATGCTAACTCACCAGTGCTTGATGAAAGTGATGGTAAGTATAATGAAAAAGCAAAACAAGGGGACATCTACAATGAAGTCACTGGCTCTTTATATAAAAGTAAAGAAGGTGTTTATGTTGTTCCGTGCTTATTTATTAATACTTTTAATGAGTGGGCAGATCGTGGAGATAGTCCGGGTAGACCTATTAAAATTCACACAGACCCATCAATAATGAGTCAGACTAGACGAGCCGATGACGGCAAAGATCGTTTAGAAAGTGGTCATTATGTTGAGGATACTGGTAATCACTTTGTTTACATTTTGGATAAAAATTTCAAACCGATTGAAAGTGCATTAATTACAATGAAATCCACACAAAAGAAAAAATCTAAATTGTGGAATTCTATGATGCAATCAAAAAGAATGAAAGGTAAAAATGGTTACTTTATTCCACCATCGTGGGCAAGTGCATACAAACTTACAACTACAAAAGAATCAGGTGGTGGTAACAATTGGTTTGGTTGGGTTGTAGAATTTGCAAGATTCTTAGATCAACCAGATGACAAAGGCACTTTAGAAATCACTAAAGGTTTTTATGAAGGTGCCAAAGAGTCTGATATTTTTGGTAAAGTTGAGTTCGCAGAAGATAAGAACAAAACTGCTCAAAGTGAAACAATAAAAGAAGACGTTCCTTTCTAATGCATAAGGAATTGTTATCGTTGTTTCAAGGCGATGACTCACGATATCTCAAGTCCTCTCTTACGGGAGAGGACGATGAGAGAGGCAAAAAGCAAGCTAACTATATCACGGTTCACGAACCTGTGACTGATGATATTTGGAAACAACATCTTGAAGGTACATTACGTCTAGGATTAAAACCCGAAGTTGAAGATCAATGTAAGTGGGGTTGTATTGATGTTGACCCTAATAATTACAAAGATTATTCAGAAAAGAAGTACGTTGAGATAATTAAAAAATATAATTTACCTTTCGTGCCTGTTAAGTCTAAATCGGGTGGTTTACATATTTTTGTTTTTTTTACTGAGTTAGCAAGTGTATCAAAGGTTGTAGAAAAATTATCCGAAATAAACACACAATATTTTTTAGCGCAAGAAGTTTTTCCGTGTAATAAAGCCGTAAATATGCCCTATCACAATATGAATGCAACAATGGAGTTTGCCTTTGACCAAAATAATAATCCATTGATGGTCGGTAGTTTCATTAAAATGGCGCAAGAAAAACAAATAAAACCAAGTGATTTTTTTAAATTTAAAGTACAGGAGTATGAAGCAGAAGGAGAATGGAAACACTATCCTCCTTGTGTTCAGAAATTAATACAAGAGGGTTGGAGTGGTAACAATAGAAATAATTTTCTGTTTAATGTACTTGTTTTAGAGATGAAGAAGAATGCAACCTTAACGGTTCAACAACTTGAGGAAACAGCTCAAGAAAGAAATGTACAAATTTTTACAACTCCACTAGGCAAGAATGAAGTATCTCAACTTGCCAAATCAGTTCATAAAGGGGGTTATGAATTTCAGTGTCCTCCTAAACATCCAGAATACAGTCCAATCTGTAATAAAGAATTATGTAAAACAAGACGTTTAGGTATTGGTGATGCCGTGCCAGAAATAATAGAATTTTTTGATAATATAAACTATATACAAGATACAAAAAATATATGGTATGAGTTTGATTATAAAGGTCAACGCATTAGTGTTACACCCGAAGATATGAAAGATGAAAAGAATTTTAGGGTTAAACTGTTAAGACATCGAGTGTATTGGTTAACATTACCAAAACCTCGTAAAGGACCTAGTCCTTTTGAATTACTTATGAAAACTATCGTAGATAAAGCCGTAGAATCTACCGATCATCAGTATAAAGATACAGTAGAAGAAGAACGTTATTCAGTATTAAAAGACTTTTTTGAGTCCCACATTGAACAAGATAAATTTGAAAAACTTAAAGATGGTTATGTGGTTTTAGATTCTAAAACTAATATTTGTTACTTTAAAAAATTAACTTTAGATAGATTTTTAAAGAAAAATGCTGCACGGACTTTTAATACTACAACCGATGCTTTACGTATGTTAGGTTGTGATAGAGTGGATTATAAAGAAGGTGAAAAGAATGTATGGCATGTTGAAATGCCTAACTTTGTGAGCCATCAAAGTATAAAGAAAAAGGTTGATAAAGATGTAAGTGAAATGGATGAAAGGTATCATGACAAATTCAGGAATACAAAAACAGAAAACTCTGCACAGAAAAACGATTAAGATTTTTGGTCCACCCGGCACTGGAAAAACGCATACCTTAATTGAGCGCATACTTAAAAAACATTTAGCTAAAGGCACACACCCAAAGGATATTGCTTTTATTTCATTTACTAACAAAGCCGTAGATACAGCAAGAGATAGAGCCTTGTCAACATTCACTCAATATACTACTGATGACTTTCAACGATTTAAAACACTGCATAAATATTGTAGGCGATATTTTGAAGAAGAGGTATTTGATCCCAAAGATTGTATGTTGGATTATGCACTGCAAGCAAAGATAATAAAAACGTCTGATAATCGTTTATCTGATGATAATTTTCAATATAAAGATTGGTCATTAGGAGTGTATGATAAAGCACGGAACACGCTTCAAGATCCACGGTTAGTCTACAAAAACGAAAGTTATAAAAGAGATTCTTTAGATATATTCCTAAGAAAGATTGACACTTATGAACATTATAAAAAAGATTCGTTTATTGATTTTACAGATATGATTGAGCGAGCCATTGATGAGGTAGATTTTCCTCCATTAAAAGTTTTGATACTTGATGAAGCTCAAGATTTTACACCTTTACAATGGTCTGTTATTTATAAAATGACAGATAAAGTCGAACGTGTATATTTAGCTGGTGATGATGATCAAGGTATATATAAATGGAATGGTGCAGATCCAAAATATTTTACAACGTACTTCCCAGGACGAAAAGTTATATTACGACAGACAAGGCGTTTTGGTGAACAGATTTATAAGTTTTCACAAATTATTCGTCAAGGTATTTTTGATAGTGTTGCAAAAGATTATGAGTGTTTACCTAAAAAAGGTTCGGTCAGTAGATATCTAAAATTTAATGAAGTGCCTTTTCACAAATTAGAAGGCACTTGGTATATTTTAGGAAGAGTGCGTTCGACAGTAAACGAATTACGAATGGCTGCCAAAGATGTTGGTTTGTATTTTTCAGATAATAAGGGTACAAAAAGTTTTGATTCAAAACAGTGGGAGGCTATCAAAGCATGGACTATGCTTACTAAAAATAAAAAAATAAGTCGTAACTATGCTGAAAATATGTATAAATATATTAGAGAATTAAAGGATTATGATTTCAGAACACCTAAATTTTGGCAAACAATTCCTGAAACGCAGATGTTTGATATTAAAGATTTAAGAGAATGGGCAGGCCTAGATATGGATGACTCGTATAAAAATAAAAGCTGGTGGGAAGTGTTAAAAAGAAACTTTAAAGATAATCAAGTATCGTATTTTGTACAACTATTAAAAAATTATGGACAAAAAAAGTTATCGGCAGATCCTGATATAGTAATAGACACTATTCACTCTGTTAAGGGTGGTGAGGCTAATAATGTGTTAATATATTCAAAAACAAATTATGCATCAACTTTTGATAGAAAGAATAAAGATGAAAAGTCAGATGAAAAAAGGGTATATTACACTGCTGTCACTCGTGCACGAGATACATTACACATTTTATCAACGGATCACCAATTTAATTATCCGATTGGTAAAGATTATTTAATTTATTTACAAGGAAGCCACAATGGATGATGTCAACTTTCCCTCACACTACCGTAAAGGTAAAATTGAATGTATTGAAGCGATTGAAGCCGCTTTAACTAAAGAAGAATTTATTGGTTATCTCAAGGGAGCCATTATGAAATATACATGGCGAGCAAAACATAAAGGTAAAGAGTCTGAGGATTACAAAAAACTTCATTGGTATGCCACACGACTCGCAAAATTAGGAAAGAATAATGACTAGTTTGCAACTTACCTTTAATTTTAAAAAGCATATGTGGTCTGCGCCTAGTGAGTATAAAGATTTATCTAATGCAAAAGAGATCGCAATTGATTTAGAAACAAAAGATGAAGGTATTAACAAAGGCCTTGGAGCTGGTTGGGCGATGGGTCAAGGAGAGATAATTGGTTTTGCCGTTGCCACTGAAGGATGGCAAGCCTATTATCCGTTTGGTCATTTCGGTGGTGGTAATCTAATTAAAGAACAAGTTATGAGGTATATGTATGATGTGTGTAGTTTACCTTGCACCAAAATTTTTCATAATGCTCAGTACGATGTGGGATGGTTAAAAGCCTATGGTATTGAAGTCAAAGGCGAGATTGTTGACACCATGATCGCAGGAGCACTGATTGATGAAAATAGATATACCTATAAATTAAATGCTTTAGCTAGAGATTACATAGGAGAGTTAAAAGCTGAAACAGACTTGGTCGAGGCAGCTAAAGCTCACGGCGTAGATCCTAAACAAGAAATGTGGATGTTACCAGCTGAACATGTGGGTTATTATGCAGAACAAGATGCACGGCTCACGTACCTTTTATGGCAAAGATTTAAACATGAGATTTATAAACAAAATCTTGAAACAATTTGGGATTTAGAAAAAAGTTTATTACCAACTCTAATAGAAATGAGAATGAAAGGCATTCGAGTAGATTTAGAAAAGGCAGAAGTTTTACAGAAAAAATTTGAACAAAAAGAAAAAGAAGTCTTATTAAACATAAAAAAACTTGTTGGTAAAGATATTGATATTTGGGCCGCAAGACAGATAGGTTTTGCTTTTGATAAATTAGGTATTGATTATCCAAAGACTTCAAAATCTGGTGAGCCTAGCTTTACGCAAAATTGGTTAATTAATTCAGAACACGACATATCTAAGTATATTGTTAGCGCCAGAGAATTAAATAAATTTAGAAATACTTTTTTAAATTCAATACTTAAGTTTGAAAATAAAGGGCGTATACATGCAGAAATACAACAGTTACGTAATGATTCTGGAGGCACTGTAAGTGGTCGATTAAGTATGTCAAATCCTAACCTACAACAATTGCCTGCACGTAATAAAGAATTTGGGCCTATGATTAGAGGTTTGTTCCTACCAGAAGAAGGCTATAAATGGGGCAGTTTTGACTACTCACAACAAGAACCACGTTTAGTGGTTCATTATGCCTCTAGCATTGGAGAAGGCTATGAGGGGTCACAAGAATTGGTTGAAGCTTATGCTAATGCAGATGCTGATTTTCATCAGACCGTAGCTGACTTGGTTGGCATAGATAGAAAACAGGCTAAAACAATTGGTTTAGGTTTAATGTATGGTATGGGTAAAAATAAATTAGCAAATATGTTAGGTTTGAATTTTGATGAGGCTAGTGCTTTAATTGGTAAGTTCAACAGAAGAGCACCTTTTGTCAAATTACTTTCAGACCGATGTATGAAAAAAGCAAACGAAGAGGGTGTTATACGTACCAAGTTAGGTCGTAAATGTAGATTCTCAATGTGGGAGCCAAAAGATTTTGGTATTCACACTCCAGAAACATTTGAGAATGCTAGTGCTAAATATGGTCGTAATAATATTAAAAGAGCCTTTACTTATAAAGCCTTAAATAGATTAATTCAAGGCAGTGCTGCAGATCAAACAAAACAAGCCTTAGTGGTTTGTCGAGGGGAGGGTTTTTTACCTCTTTTACAGATACATGATGAATTATGCTTTAACGTAACAGAAGATGATGTACAAAAAATCAAGAGAGTAATGGAGGGTTGCGTGGAACTAAATGTTCCAAGCGTGGTTGACGTAGCGCTTGGTTCAAACTTCGGTGAAGCTACATAATATTTTTTGCAATGGCAATATCTTTTAAAATCATACGTTCTTTTATAGTATCGATTTTTTTTTCGATATCTTTCATCTCAATAGAATAAACACCTGTAGTTGTATACATAGTGTTCCACTGAGCCTCTAGTGCCATTTTTTCTGCTATTAACGCATCCATAAAAACACATCTCCTTTAGTATACAATAATATTTTTTTTATGTTTTGTCAATTCTTCTTGACTTATCTTATGTTATCTATATCTTAATGTTATTAACTTAACAGAAAGGAATTATTATGGATCCGAATAGATGGAAATCCGTAGCTGTTCGAAAGTCAGACTACACTTTATTAAAAGGTTTATGCAAAGAAAAATTTAGAGCGCCAGCTTCTATGATTGCGAAACTTGTTGACGATTATGTAAAGCATTTAGCTAAAAAAGAAGGTATTACACCCGATGACTTAAAAAATAAACTTTTGACAAATGGTCACGGTGAAGTTGATGAGTAAAGAACTTAAACCTACTTTAAGAAAAAACAATTTGGGTTGGGCGCAATATCTTGTTTATGTTGATAATAAACGATATGGTCCAGGATTATTGGATTTAGATCAACCCCACGAAGATTTTACTAAGGGTATACATATTTCATTACCTCAAGATACTGAAATTATAATGGATAGTGAATTTGAGTATCACGGTAAAAAAATGAAGGCTTTAACTGTGCATCCGTGTCCTTATTGGGAAAATTCTATGTATGTATTTGCAAAGGAGATAGTATGAAATGGGTTGTAATATTCTTCTTGGTAAACGGACTTGAACACACATATGGAGAGGTTGAAGTTTGTGATTACAAGCAGATATGGGAATATGTAGATGAATATGAAAAAACAACAGGTAATGATGTTGACGGTTGGGGTTGTTACGATAAAAAAACTTATGAGATTAGAGAAAAAGCTAGAGAAAGTTTAGGTATTGATGTTTGATTGGTTTATTGTCACATTATGGTTTGAGTTAAACGACAAACTTTATATGAAACATTATCCAAATCATTTAGTAACCGACTGTCAAAAAGCAATAGTTGAACTGTCTAAACTTTACAAAGACAAATACCCTCTTCGAAAGTTTCGTGCGGCAAAATGCAATGAGCCTTCCGTATGGTTTAAAAAATATAAATTAGATAAGTGGGAACAGTTCAATAGAAAATGAAATTGCTTGACTTATTTTCTGGTATTGGTGGTTTTAGTTTAGGCGCAGAAGCACACGGTATTGAAACAATCGGTTTTGTTGAAAAAGATCCTTTTTGTCAAAGAGTCTTGAAAAAGCATTGGCCAGATGTTCCAATAGAATCTGATATTAGAAATGTAAAAGGAGAAAATTATGGAGCAACAGACATTATTTCGGGAGGATTCCCCTG